CATGATTTCCATTAATGGCTGCAACCATGTTTGCACATAATCTTCATAGATGTCCGATTTTGTTAAATGTGCATTCTGATAGATTGTAGGCATTTCATTTTGGCTTATTTTAAAGCCATTAAAACGATTAAAAATATGTTGAGCAGTTACTATTATACCGGCATGCCATTGCTCTGCTACGCGCCATAAATTCGGCTGCGTATGCGCTTTATAAAAAGTGTAAGTATCAAAATTTTGAAACTTTTCCATATCATCAAAAAGGTTTTTCAACCAATAAGAGTTCTTTTTTTCAAATTGCCATGATAGAACGCCAAAATGATCACAATCTTTATGCGCACCTGCGGCAATTAAATCTAAAATAATATGGTTTTCAAACGCCGGTTGTTTTGCTTTACCTTCGTGCCATGTATTGTCATAAGGAATAGCAAAATCTTTTAAACATTTTTTGCTATTATCATCAAAATATATTTGATGGATTATTGTTTTTGCAGCCATCTCCATGCTTTTGCGTAACAACTTCCGCATCCAACCATTAATTTATTTCCGGTCTGTTTGCGATATGTATCAAATAAGATTTGCCAATTTGGATTATTCTTTGCAACCTGCATGCCGCCATTGCTTTCAAAATAATTTTTTAATTCTTCAACATTCATTTGAATAATGGCTGCGGCTTTTCCCCCAAAATTTTTTTAATGTTAATTTGTAACCGCAGCCGAAACAAATGTAATGATAAATTTTAAAAAGAGAAATTTTTACAAAAAAAAAGAGCAGAAAGTTTCCAATCTGCTCCTTTTTAATTATTTTTTAACAATTAAGCTAATTTACTTTCTAAATATGCTTTTGTTGCTGCGTAACTTGTTACAAAGAAATCCGGTGCTAACAATTGCTCGCCGCCCATCGGCTGTGATAAAGTTACATTGTAACTATTGTCATCGCCAATTAAAACGCCGGTCGCTTTTGTTAATGCAGTAATTTCTAATCCTGCTGTTTCGCCAAACAATTCAAATGTTCCGTTTGTCTTTTCAATTATCACAAACATATCATCTAATAATTTCAAATTGTCCCAAACATTTTTAGCGTCTTGAGTCTGTTGTTGAAATTTACCTGTAATTGTTTGAGTAAAAGATTTGATATTATTTTCGCCGGTAACTAATTCTTGTGATGCACCTGCGCTTTTTGTTTTCGCACAGAATTTATACAAGTAATTATAAGGCTGCAATGCAATTGCAGTAACAACGCCTTCAACATCTTTTGTAAATCCACTACCGGTTAAATCCGATAGTGAACCTACATAAATATTTTTTGCTTTAATACCGCCAACTGATTGTAAATCTTCGCAAGTCGCGCAAGCTAAACCGCTAACTATTCCACATGGCATATTCTTTTCTCCTATTTTTTAAGTTAATAATTATGATAACGCAATTACAGATAATTCTCCGTAAACATATTGCGTTCCCATTTTAAATTCTGCATCAATGTAATTCATTTTATCTTGCTTTACATAGTAGAAATCTAATGTATTGGTATCAGATACTGCATCTGTTCCAATAACTAAATTTTGATTGTATGTATAAACAGCACGATGAGTATGAAGCATATTGTTTGCTGAAATGATTTGAGACCATCTTGATTTTTTGTAAACCACGATACCTCTGAACAATAATGTTCTTGCGCCTGCTTCAACCATGTCCCATGATTTATCTCCGCAACAAGCATCTTCTCTACAAGTTAAATAGTTATTATATAACTCTCTTGTCAATGCAAAATATTTATCGCCTTCAGGCATTTGGTCTAACAAATCAGAAGCTGCATCGTACATCGCGCGCATTGTATCTAATGCTGTGCAATCTGCTAATGTAGTAGGAATTGTAACTTTCTCAATTTCGTAAGCATTTGCACCTGCAATTAAACGAGTCCAAATACCATTACATGAAGCTAAAGTATCATTCGCTGAATTTACATCACCAAACCATGCGATATCATAAACATCTAAACGCAATGCATTTTTAACTTTGTCTAAAATATAGCTTTCTACTTCAGTACCGGTTAAATCAGTTAAAGCATTTCCTGTCTTTAACCATTCTTCCATGAAAGTATTTGCTAAATTTTTAGCACATTGATTTAAATTTACTTTCAAATCACAAACAGAAAGTTCTTTATCAAAAACATTGATAACATTTCCTGCAACATCGCGACCACATCCAATGTCCGGTCTAACAACGCCCGAAAGGATATTGTCTAATGCTAATTGTCTTTTTGATTTGATATCTAAAATAATACGGAATTCCGAAGTTAATTCCGGCGTATTGAAAGTTGGAATAACCAACACTTCGTTAGCTTGTTGTCCGCACCAAGCTACATCTACATTTAATACATCTGCCATTTTCTTTTATATTTATTTTTTTTTAAAATTTATTTACTTAACTCTATTCTTTTTTTGTTTGCAAAATCTTCAAATGCAGAAACGCTTGTTTTATTGTGCGCCGGTGCCTTATCAGTAATTGAAATACCTGCATTTGTGATTGTTGATTTTAATGCCTTAAATTCTTTTTCCATTTTAGCTTTAAAATCTGCACTTGCATTTTCAATAACTTCTTTCTCTGATGTTAATGCAGTAATTTCCGCAGTCAAAACTTCAACTTGCGCAGTTAATTCTGCAACCTTTGCTTCTGCTTCTGTTGGCTCTGTTGGTGCCGCTGCTTCAATGTCGCGGATTTCAATAATCACACCTGCTGCATCTACAACAATAATCTTTCCTGCTGCTAATGCATGTTCGCCTTCCGGTGCATGCTCTTGCATAGCTTCATCAAGATATGCTTCTTTACCTACTTCTAATTCTCCTTCGCCGTAAACGATTGTCATTCCATCTGCTAATGGCTCAACAAAGTTTTTTGGCTCTGCGCCGGTTAATGCTTCTTCTATTGCTTTAAATGCAGAAGCTAATTTTGCATTAAAGCCATTACTATTTTTTTTCATATTTATATTTGGATTAAAATTTCCGAAAGCTGCAACCGGCATTCTGACTGCATCAACAAATCCTAAAGATTTTGCTTCTTGCGGTGTCATATAGGTTGTCTTGTCCATTAAGATTTTTATATCTTCAACACTTTTGCCGGTTTTATTTGAATAATTTTGTGCGAGGATTGTATCAATTTGTTTTAATGCTTGCGCTGTGCTTTCAATTTCACTTGCGGTGCCTTGTGCTCCGCCGCTTGCATTGTGTATCATGTACTGCGCTGTTTCTGACATCTCAACATAATCCGCAGCTGATGCGATTAATGTAGCAATGCTTCCACAAAATCCATGAATGTATGCAGTAACTTTTATGCCGGAATCTTTTAAATCATTATAGATTGAAAATCCTTCATAAACACTACCGCCACGAGAATTGATAATTAATTTTAACTCTGCTGCATTTGATTTCTTTGCAGCATCAATTTGGTTACGAACATACTCGGCTGAAATTTCGCCTTTGTCTGTACCGATATCTTTATTGATTAATAAGTTATAAATATCCATATAACAAAAGTAGAAACAATGTTAAATGGTTTTTTGTAAACTTTTTACAATTAGATTTTTTTTATTATATAGATAATCGCATGTATGCTTTTGCTATATTTTTCAGCTAAATCAGAATAGACCATCATTAATGGCTTTTTGTTGCGGCCCTTAACATTTTTTTGTTCTTCATATTCGCATTTAATTAAATAGCGTTCCATATCGCCGGTTGTTAATGCGCATTTTTCTGCTAAATGATACGCAACTTCTTTACACTCGCCAAAGGTTGTGTCTATTCTTGTATAAAATTCTTTTTCAATATTCATCTTCCTTGACCTTTATATTTTTTTGGTTGAAATTTCTTTGCTTTTGCTGCTCTACCGGTTTTCCTTTTACCGAAATTAAGTTTAATTTTCTGTGCTGTTACTTTTGCCTTTGCCATTATAATGATGTCGCTGTTTCTATTGCTTGTATTCTATTTTGTACGGATGTAATT